ATGTCGGTGTTCCTCATCCCACCTCAACTGGTGAAGTCCTCGGTGCATCTGGTTCCTTCGTATTCCCAGAGATGGCATTCAGCATCGAGCGAACTTCGGTTGAAGCCAAGACTCGCGCCCTCAAGGCAGAGTACACCACTGAACTCGCACAAGACCTCAAGGCCGTTCACGGACTTGATGCAGAGACTGAACTTGCTAACATCCTTAGCACCGAAGTCCTTGCAGAAATCAACCGCGAAGTCATTCGTACCATCTACCGAATTGCTAAACTCGGCGCACAGCAGAGTGACCTATTCTTCAAGGGTGGTTCAACTGTTGGTGGTCTCTTCACTCCCGGTGCCCACACTACCTACTCTGGTGTAACTGGTGCAACTGGTCAGGGTGGTATCTACGACCTCGACAAGGACTCTGACGGACGTTGGAGTGCTGAGAGATTCCGTGGACTCCAGTTCCAGTTAGAGCGTGAAGCCAACCAGATCGCTAAGGATACTCGTCGTGGTAAGGGTAACTTCGTCATCGTCACTGCTGACGTTGCTTCCGCCCTCGCTATGAGTGGTTTCCTTCAAATCTCTGGTGCTGCTGGACTCGAAGGTGAAGTTGATGACACTGGTAACACCTTTGTCGGAACTCTCAACGGTAAACTTAAGGTTTACATCGATCCATACTCCGCTGGTGTAAACTACGCTTGCGTTGGTTACAGAGGTACTTCACCTTATGACGCTGGACTGTTCTACTGTCCTTACGTTCCGCTCCAGATGGTTCGCGCCGTTGGTGAGAACGACTTCCAGCCTCGTATCGGGTTCAAGACTCGTTACGGAATGGTAATGAACCCATTCGCTGGTGGTGATAACACCTACGCTGATCTTGAACCAACAAGTATCCTTGCGATCCGAAGAAACCAGTACTTCCGTATCTTCCGTATTGACGGACTCCACGGTGGTGCAGTCGGTTCAGTCGGTACTCCGTAATATAGACTAGGATAAAAACAGGGAGAGTCCTTCGGGACTCTCCCTTCTCCTGGCTTTAAACAACGAAAGGACAAGAAAGATGCATAGATTTCAACCCGGAAATGAAAATCCAATTCTAAACGATAAACTCCTTCGCGAAGCATACGAAGAAGGTCGTCGTTCCGCTCTAGATGAGCAAATGGGTGGCGGTGGTGACATGGGCGGTGGTGATGATATGAGGAACATGAATAAACTAATGGCTAAAGGTGCCATGAGCGACTTTTCTTCTATTGGTATGGGCAGAAGATCTGAAAGATCGCGTCGGCGCAGGCGACGTAGAGGATCGATGATGAGAGAAAAGATCAGTGAGAATATTGCACCCATTCAAAGTGATCGGTTCGGCAACCCCATTGATAAATTTCCATCTACCCCGATCCCGGGCGTTCGTCCAATGGGTCCGGATCGAGGGCCCGGACGCTACGTCCCCGGCGGTTCTCTCGGCGGTGGAGTCACCCCAATTGGAGGGGGTTATTATGTAGATCCAGATGGAGTCATTTACTACTGGGACGGCATCCGTTACTATAGAGTGAAGGGCTTCGAGAATGGCCAACCAGTGTTTCGCCCTCGGCCTTACGGGGGTTAAACCCTACACAAATTGAACCCACACATTGAAGATTAAAAAAGCACTCCTCTCGGGGAGTGTTTTTTTATAAATAGAGTAAGGAGAATATAAAGGAGAATATATATGACGCCATTTCAACGACACCTAAAAGAATCATTATATATTGCAGAACAAACAGGCGGGGGTGACGAAGATCCCGGTGAAGAGATTGAATATTATGTAAAAGATGAAAACGGAGGAATTCGTTGGGCATATAACGTATACGAAGATGCAAATGGAAACATTTGGATATTTAACGAAGAAACTGGAGAATGGGTAAGAGAAGATACTGGTGATACTCTGCCACCTAAAGGTGAAGAAGAAGAAGAAGAAGAAGAAGGTGATCCGCTGGACGATTACAGAGATCCAGTAGAACTAGACAAGTGGCAAAGAGGATATAATGAGTTCTTTACTGATCAAATTTTGCAATGGATAAAAGATCCTGTACGGGACATAAGAGATGTAATTGACACAGTAGATACAAACTATCCACCCAAACCAATGTTCACTTTTCCGATAGGCGGGGGTTGACCTTTGACAACTGAACTTCCAGGTCTGTCTTCCAAAGTCTCACAAGACATCACAGTAAGGCAACCTTCAAACACAAACTATATTCAGAACACAGGGTTCTTCTTTAACATTCAAAGACTCCCCTCTGTTCAATTCTTTTGTCAGGAAGTCAATCTACCAGCAATTAACTTTGGTGAGATCATTCAACCCACTCGTTTCATCAACGTAAAACACCCAGCAGGAAAACTAAACTTTGAAAACCTTGAAGTCACTTTCATTGTAGACGAAGATATGGCAAACTGGAGAGAAGTGTTTGAGTGGTTGAAGACTATAGTTCCCATCGAAGATGCAGACGATCAGATCGCAGCAGACGATCACTACTGCGATGCTACACTCACCCTACTCAATAGTGCAATGAATGAGAACCTCAGAGTCACATTCAAGAACTGCTTTCCTACTGCACTCTCGGGACTTCAGTTCATCACCACACCAGGCGAGACTGAACCACAAACCGCAACCATGACGTTGACATTTGATACATACGAAATAGAAAAGGTCTAATATGTCAGAGTACGAAGATTTCGATTTTGGGTTCACTACAGTAGATGCCGATGAGGTTGAAGGTGGTGAAGATAAAGTAACCGAGACACAGATTGCGAACGAAGTAGCATCCGAAGTGTCTTCTTCCGTGCTTGAAAAGATTGGCGAACTAGAAGATAAAGTCATGGACATCATGGAATCTATTCAAGTCCAAAAAGAAGACAAGACAACTATGGAAGAGATTGAAGAATTGATTCTGCCTCTTCTCTATAACCTACTAAAGAATCCAGAGAGAGAATATATCTGCTGGCCTAATCGAACAGAAGTGATTCAAAAGCAGATTGATAAAATTCTGCAACTTACGAGGAAGTAAGCATGTCAGAATTTAAACAATACTTAAGAGAATCTCTATATCTGTACGAACAAGATATACCTAGCGGACCTATACCCAAAGTCCCCGGAAATTCTAATAATTTGCCAAGTTATTGGGAACCACCACACGGCACTGACGATGATTGGTATTCTGATCCCAACAAACCGGAAGAAGATCCATACTATGATCCTGACGGTGATGGTATTCCTAATGAAATCAAGCCCGGCGATACCCATCCTGATGCTAGACCCGGAGGTCCAATGAAGCCTGGTGGATATGGTTTTCCGACGTTTCCGGGAAGTCCTCCTCAGTATATACCTTATTACCAACCGACACCAGGCGATCCGTTTTCGCAACCTCCGACGAAACCGGGGCCCGGGGGAGGATACGTTGTACCCGATTATGGGCAAGATGGTCCTGGCACACCGGGTTGGGTAAAGGATGTCAACCCCAGACCGACTCATGATTTTTATGGAAAACCAATTCAGTGGTTGTAGAAAATAAAACTTGACTTCTGATTTATTTGTGATATACTTAGTACATGGATATAAGCAGCATTAAACAAATGGTGGCAGAAGATATGCCTATCGACGATACCGAACTTGATATCGAATCGATGGCTATTCCTCAACTTCACAGCAAGTACCTCAACATCTATATGGACGAGAAACTTCTCCTCCAGAAAATCAACAGCGACTACTATAGGCTGAAGAAAATGAAGTGGGAATACTATACAGGGAAACTAGATCAGGATCAACTTGATGAATATGGTTGGGAACCATTCCAACTCAAGATTCTCAAGCAAGACATTGATCTGTACATGGACTCTGACGAGGATCTACAGAAACTCCTCAACAAACAAGCATACCAGAAAGAAAAGATTAACTATCTGGATGCCATTCTTAAGTCTGTAAACAACAGACAATGGAACATCAAGGGTGCCATTGAATGGAGAAAGTTCATCAATGGACAGTGAGATTGCAGAATTCATAGAGAACGATGCAATGAACCGCATCTACCTAAGACATGCATATCAATATGCACAGTCGTATAGCAAAGAACCCAATACCCAGTTGGGAGCGATACTCGCTAAACCATCCGTAGGCGTCGTAGGATGGGGCGTGAACGCTTTGATTGGGTTCAATTCAGAATCAGGGGATCTATGGGAGGATCCAGAAAGAAACGTGATATACAAGTGTGCAGAGAGAGGTATATGCACGACTGGACTCATTATGTACTGTCCTTGGTTCACAAGTGTAGATTCTGCTAGAGCAATAGTACAATCTGGCATATCAGCAGTCGTAGGACATAAAAGAATGTATGACATTCCATGGAGAAAGAATTCATCGGAACGAGGAATGTCAATTCTAAAAGATTGCGGGATACTTACAAAAATATGGGATGGCAAAATTGGTAATAAAGTATCCATTCGACTAAACGGAGACATTCTTTCTCCATAAATATGGAGATGAGTGAACTTATTATTACAAACATAGATTCTGTAAACATTCACATAGAATGCGACAAAAGCACAGCAAAGGAACTTTCTGACTTCTTTACGTTCAAAGTTCCGGGACATGAATACATGCCTGCTTTTCGTAACAAACTATGGGATGGACAGATCAAACTATACAATATATACAAGCAAACCATATACAAAGGTTTATATGATTATGTAATTAAGTTTGCTAAGGATAGAGACTACAAGGTTATCGAACCAGAACCAATCAAGGTTCGTAAGTCCATCCAACCAGAACACATTCAAAAGTTCATAGACGAACACCTCAAGCCATTTGCAGGTGGTGAATCCATTACTGCACACCAACACCAAATAATGGCAGTTACTCATGCGATAAACCATGATCGCTGTCTTCTTCTTTCACCAACAGGTTCAGGTAAGAGTCTTATCATCTATGCACTCGTTCGATACTACCTAGATCGCATTGCACCGGATAAGAAGGTTCTTATCATCGTACCCACAACATCATTGGTTCGACAAATGCTTTCTGATTTTACTGAGTACTCGTCTGATGATAAATGGAAAGCAGAGAATAACTGCCACTGTGTGTTTGCGGGAAAGGACAAGATATCGAATAAGCGAGTCATCATCTCTACGTGGCAAAGCATATACAAGTTAGGGACTGATTACTTCGATAACTTCGAAGCAGTTTTTGGTGATGAATGCCACTTGTTCAAATCCAAGTCGCTCACCACTCTGATGACTAAACTTCTTAATTGTCCGTATCGCATCGGAACCACAGGCACTCTTGACGATTCTCTTACACACAAACTTGTAATTGAAGGATTGTTTGGTAGAGTGCAACATGTGACTACAACCAAGAAACTCATGAACAAAGATCTTCTGTCTAAACTAAAGATTGACTGTCTTCTTCTCAACTATCCAGAGAAGATTCGTCAAGAAAACAAAAAAATGAAGTATCAGGACGAGATCGACTGGATCGTAACAAACGAAGATCGAAACAAATTCATAACTGATCTCGCAGTAAATCTAAAGGGTAACTCGCTTGTTCTTTTCCAGTATGTGGAAAAGCACGGTAAACCGTTA